TTAGTTTTTATCAAATTCGTGAGATTTATCTTGTATTCATTCATACATTTCTCGTGAATGATTTTTTCCGGGATTTTATTACTATCCCTATTTATTTCTTCTATTATACCCTTCCTTTTTACTTCTTTTCTTCTTTTATATATTTTTCATTTTTTTCATAATATAATATATTATATTATGAATAAGAGAAATGAATTGACTAATACTCATCCGTTTGTCATTTTTAAACCATATAATTTAGCGTTATTATTCACATTTTACTCGCCCGTAATTATTTCTATTTTTATTGTTACTTTATCCATAGTTTTCCAAAACTTCAATGGATTTGTCTATCTATTATGGTTATTTCTTTCTACTATTTTGAGAAGTTTTATTATTGAACATTCAGGTATTAATTTGGGAAATGACAATATTTTCATTAATCAACCTAATCTATGTAAGATTGTTCAATATAGTAAAAATGCAAATAATACATTTAGTATGTTTTTTATTTCATTTAGTTTAGTTTATATTTGTTCACCAATGTTTATGAACAACCAAATAAACTACTTAATATTTACTATTTTTCTCTCTTATTTTGTTCTGGATCTTATTGTGCGTTATTATACTAAATGTATTCAAAATATATCTTCTGTAATATTAGATACAATGTTTGGAACATTGTGCGGAGTTTCTTCTATATCAATAATGTATTCAACACAAACACAAAAACTCCTTTTTTTCAATGAAACCTCAACAAACAACAATATTTGTTCAATGCCGTCTAAACAAATGTTTAAATGTTCAGTATATAAAAATGGACAATTAATTTCGAGCACTATGAATTGAAATTATTTATATTTTTAATCAACCAAAACTTCAGTTGTTTAATAACATTTTTTCTTTGAAAATTGTCTGCTAAAAGTTTCATGTTTCCGTCTGTTTTATAAACATTAATAAAATTATTATATGCGACTATAATATTTATATTTTTATACATTGATAAATCAGATACATTAAATAATGGTTTATTATTTTTCTTATTAACAACATTATGAAAAATGTAAATCAGGTTCTTTAAATCATCCTTAGATTGTATTATATTGAAATTAACTCTAGAAAAAAAGCTTGCTGAATGTTTAGAACATTCTGGGCACGGAAGATTAAAAGTGATTACTTTGATAAAATTTATAAGATTAATCCTCATTTCATTGAATTTTTCATCCTTTATCTTTTCAATCAGACAGTGAATAAAAGTCCAAGTTGGCGGTCCCCATTTTTTAGTTGACATAATATTATATGTAAAAGATAATAAATATAAAGACTTATTTTAAATTAAAATATATGAACAAATATATTATTGAAGGTAATATAGATTTTTATAAAGAATTATATGATGCACATGATAATGAAAATGAGGACAACACAAATATTTGTTTAATAACACAGTTGCCGCTTACGGATAAATATGTTGTTTTAGAATGCGGTCATAAGTTCAATTATGAGCCCTTGTATAATGATATATTTAACCATAAAACAAATAAAAAAGTAATCATTATGGAAAAAAGAATGCTAAAGACATATGAATTAAGATGTCCTTATTGTAGAAATATACAAAAAGGATTATTACCATATTATTCTGACCTACCATTCAAGAAAGTTAATGGAGTAAATTATTTTAATTCCAAAAAAGAATTATTCAAATCAGGACCAATAAGCATTGGTAATTGTGAATATGAACAATCGATAGAAGGTGAAGTTACAAAATGTAAAGATTATGTAGTCGTAAAAATAGATTTACTTAATAAATGTTTTTGTTTCAATCATAAAAAGCAAGCAATTATTGAATTCTTGAATTTGGAAAAGGAAGATAAAAAGAATAAATTAATTCAGGAAAAAATAAAGATGAAAGAGGATAAAATAAAGTTGAAAGAAGAGAAAATAAAGAAATTAAATGAACAGAAGAATATGAAACAAAAAGATAAATTAAAAGAAGAAAAGGATAAATTAAAAGAAGATACCACTTCAAATATTGTTCTTGAAATTAAAGATAATGAATGTCAATGTATTCATATACTAAAAACTGGAAAAAACAAAGACAGCCAATGTTCTGGAAAAACATATAAAAATAATTTATGTTTAAGACATTATAATAAATTAATATAAAAAGATAACAATATATATTATTTATTATGGAAACTAAAGAAGAACTAGTAATTAATATAAAAGAATGGATAAAAAACGATAACGAAATCGCAAGAATACAAAAGGAATTGAAGGAAATAAAAAACAATAAGAAGAAAATTACAGAATCATTGGTAAATGTAATGAAAAAAAATGGTCTTGATTGTTTTGATATTAATGGCGGAAGTTTAGAATTAAAGAAGAATAAAGTGAAAAAACCTATTAATGCCAAAACATTGATAAATACATTGAATAAGTATTTTGAAAATACTTCACAAGCGGAAGAAATAACGAAATTTGTAATGGAAAATAGAGAAGAGACAATTAAAGAAACGATTAAGCGTAAAATTGATAAATAAATTAATATATTATTTAATTAAATACTTAAATGTTGCCAATTAGTTTAAATAATATGTCAAATAATAGAACCAAGATTTTTACAGATTACTTAAAAAATAATGAATATGTATTTAATGAAGACTTTATTAAATTTATTGAAGATGAAGATGACGCTGATATGGATGAATACGAGGTTGATTATCAATTGAATGAACTGAACCATAGTATAGAAGAATTAATGAATGAACACAAACAAAATGAAATGAATAAAAGAAATAAGGGAAATAATGAAAATAAACATAAATATAATGCCATAAATTTATTGAATGAAGGAGACGACTTTTTATACAACAGCACGAATATGAATATTAATATTTGTGCTTATCATATAAATAATTCAACAGAAAATCCATTTCTACAATTTTTTTTACAAAAACAAAGTAAAGATAATGGAGATGTATTCAATTTTCCACAATTTAAATGCGAAAATTGTGAGAATGTTATTTCAAAAAGTGTAAGCTTTATGGAAATATTGTGTATTTCTTATTATAAAGATGTAAATTATGAATATAAGGGATATTTAAAATATAATGATAATGTATATTTATTCTTTGATTGCACAACTCTCGGAATAGATAGCGTAAAATTGAATAGAAACAATGAATTATGGTTAGTATTAATAGATGAAATCATAAATCAAAAACATGTTTGTAATTTCAAAATATCGGAAGAAGTAACTGATTTTTTCATAAATAATGATGAATTCGCTTATTTACAAGATGAAGAAACACCAATTGTTGTATATAATAGTTGTCCGAAAAATCGGATAGATTTCACATTAATCTTTGGAAATACAAATGACCATTTTACGGATTACAATAATTCTATAAAATTAGATAGTAAAGATACAAGTGTTGGGTTAATCCGGTTTGCTATATTCACAAAAAATATGAAGATTGAAAAAAATAATTTAGATGAAAATTGGAAAAATGAATATGATAGTGTTTATATGTGTTTTGAAGATTATCCTCGTTGGGTTATAAAAAAATATGAACAACAAACTCCTTTATCTGGGCATATAATAAAGCACAGTGTGGTGAAGGATAATGAATTAATAGAAATGGTTTAATATATTTTTAAAAAATATAGAAAGGTTATATGGTAAAATTAATACAAAACATAGCTATTTACAATGGGTTGGATTGTCATTATGAAATGTTTGGATATTTAATACATTTTTGTTATATTAACAAGTTGAGATTGATAATATATACTAATTTTGAAAAAGATAATGGTTGGTTGAATTTTTACAAATTTATATTCAACAAAAAATATAAATTCGCATACAAGAATATTGAATGTTTCAAAAATGAAAACCGTAATTTTGATTTGATATTTTTAGCAACGGATGATGATTTTAAATTCAATGATACTGACACAAATATTAATAATAGAACTATTAGAATAGACCATTATTATATTATTAGAAGACCTCAAATAGAAAAATATATAGCGGTTAGACCTTTTTTACATAATTATAGAAGATGGGCAATTCCTTGTTTTCCATTGGTTGGAGTTGAAGAAAAAGAGAGAATAATGGGTTCAAATATAATAAATATTGGGATAGTAGGTTCAACTATGTTTAATTATAATGTTGATATAATAAACAGAATAAAATCAATAAATAATGAGAAAATAATAATCAATGTAATTTCCAGAACTGTATCTAAGAAACAATTCAACGGATTGAAAGATGAATTTATTTTGAATATTTTTGAAAATACAAATACATTAGATATGTTTGATATTCTCTCTGAATGTCATTATATTTTGACAGATATAACCAATAATAAGAATTATTCAAGCGATGTTATGCAAGGTGTAATTCCATTGGCATTTACTTGTTTAACTCCTTTAATAATAAGTAAAGTTTCTAACCAATGTTACAAGTTTAAAAATGTCATTGAATATATGGACGAAGATATTATATTGAAAAAAGTGAATTTGAAGGATTTATTTGAAGAGAGAAAAGATTTAATAAATTCGTTTTCTAAAAATGTTGCTGAATGTTTGATGGTTCTTTAAGTAGTTTTAATAATAATAATAAAAATTGAAATAAAGTTATATTATTAATATAAAGAAAAAAGAACTTAAAACTGAAAAATGGAAAAACGAATTAACATAAGAGTTGAAACATATGTCACTGAATTTAAAAATAATATTAGAGACAAGGCTCAGACTTTGGGGATGAGTAATGAAAATACAAATCACTTGTTAGAGTATATTTATGATTATGATAGATTATGTTTTTCAAAAGAGGATTTTATTAAACGAAAAAGAACGAAAAATGTAGTTCCTTATTTTGATAGATGTTCTGCAAAAAGGGCAAACGGTGAACAATGCACAAGAAGAAAGAAATCTTCTGATTTGTATTGTGGAACACATCTGAAGGGAACACCTAATGGAATATTTGATAATGAAAATAATGAACCACCCAAGCTAACTCAGAAGGTTGAGGTTTGGGCGCAAGATATTCAAGGAATTTTATATTATATAGATAAAAATAATAATGTATATAAAACGGATGATATAATTGGAAATAAAAATAATCCATCTGTCATTGCCAAATATGTTCAAAATGGGGATGTTTATTCTATCCCTTTATTCGGAATATAAATTGTAAAACATACTTAAATATTATAAAACAATAGCAATAATAATGAACCTTAGTATTATAATTATATTTTTTATTAGTATTATGAAATCATTGAGGAGTTTGAGACAAAAAATATTTTTTGGTTATAAACCAGCAACACAAAACCAACAATTATATTGGAACGCATTGAATGATGATAAAGTAAAGATGATTATTGCTTATGGACCAGCAGGCACCGGCAAAACATTATTAGCGTGTAATACTGCGATTAAATTATTAAAAGATAATGTTATTAATAAAATTATAATTACTAGACCAGTTGTTGCTGTAGAAGAAGACATTGGGTTTTTACCTGGAGGTTTGAACCAAAAAATGGATCCTTGGACTAGACCTATTTTTGATATATTTCTTGAATTTTTCTCTCAAAAGGATATTGATAATATGATAAATAATAGAATTATTGAAATATCACCACTTGGTTATATGAGGGGGAGAACATTCAAACATTCGTTTATTATTGCAGATGAAATGCAAAATAGTTCTCCAAACCAAATGTTAATGTTGATGACAAGGGTCGGTATTGAAAGTAGAATGGTAATTACTGGAGATTTAAAACAATCCGACAAGGGTTTATTTTCAGGATTATATGATTTTATTTTTAAATTTAAAAAAATGAAAAATGAAAACGAAAATGAAATTAAAATTATAGAATTGGATAATAGTGATATTAAGCGAAATCCAATTATAGAAAAAATATTGAATATTTATAATTATGATACAAAGACAACTACAAACATAAATGCAAAGACAAATTCAAACACAAATACAACTTCAAATACAACTACAAGAGTTAATACTGAAAAATATGATGACTGTGCAATTATTCCAAAATGTCTTGTGTCAAAGCATTTCCCAAAATAATAAATAATAAAATTGATTTATAAAGAAAAAAATATATAAAAAATAAACAAACAAAAAAGAATCAAAGAACCAAATAAACAAAGAAAAAAGAATCAAATAAACAAAGAACCAAAGAAAAATGTTGAGGTTTGTTCCAGAAGTTATTCAAACTGTTCCGCAATTTTGCGAAAATGATGAATTGAATAAAAAATATAATGAATATGAAACATTGAGGAGAGAATATATTTCAGAATACGAAAATTATCCTGAAATATATTCAAGATACATAATTTCAAATACTAATTACGAAAATAGTAAAATGGAGATTGAAGAATATAATGAAGAATTAGAATATTTTAGAATAGAATTATCAAAAAAAAATAATGAAATGAATAGTTTATTATTAAAATCAACAAAGATAAAATGTAATAAAACTGTCGACGGTTCTGAAAGTAATGTTAATCGTATTTTATCTAACTATGAAGTCAAAAGCAAACAATATGAGATTTTAATGAGTGAATATAAAAACATATCTGGAATGATTATAAATAAAGAAAATATGTTGAGTGTCAACAGATTAATATTTAATAATGCATTCAATCATTGCAATTCAATTGAAAACGAGTTGAAAAAGAAAATAATAAAATTAAGCTTATTGTATAAAAGAATTATTTATTTAATTGAAGATGAAACCAAAAAATATTTGAATAGAGAGACAAATAGAATTCAAGAAATAGTAAAGTATAAGAAAAGTAATAGTTCGCCAAATAATCTTAATATGGAAAATATAATAAAACTACCAGATGTTCTTCAAAATATTATCAAAGAATTTATTCCATATTCTGTTAGAACGGAATTGATAATTAGTAAAAATCCAGTTTCGAAATTAATAAATTCTATTCCAAGTTTCTTTCTTAAAAAGTTTTTGGAAATTTATGTTCCGATAGAATTATCATTACAAAATACAAATACATTAATGGAAGATAAATACATTAACAAATATATTTTATTAATGTATTTAAAGACACAGTTAATAAGCGATGAAAGAACCTATAAATTGATCAGAATATTATCTATATGCGACGCGGTAATAAATATTTAACTATAAATCAATTCAAAAACTTCACAAATATTTCTTACTGGATGAAATTTGACATTATTTAATATTTCATTATTTTTATATTTATCCATAAAATTATCAAAATCTTTCATATTTTCTTTTGGAAAAATAAATTCGTTTACCCCAGATTTAATAGACCCAAGTATTTTCAGGTCAAGACCACCAATTTGATTTACACCTCCATTAAAATCTATCTCTCCGGTTAATGCTATGTTGCTCTTTATCAATTTATCATTCAGAATACTATATATAACAGTAGTTATAGCAACACCTCCACTTGGTCCATCTTTACTAATTGATCCGTCTCCAACATGGATATGAATGCCGTATTTGAACTTATTATCATATTTTTCTCTCAATTCTTGTTGTTGAGATAAACTAGTCAAGTTCCAAGCAAGTGTTTGAGATACATGCATTGATTCTTGCATAACCTTTTCTTGAAGTCCAGTGAGTTTTAATTCCATGAATTTATTTGAAGGAAAAAACTTGGCATTTATTTGTAAAGTGCCGCCTTGTCCAGAAGAATTAGCCCACATACCATTAACAACACCAACAGAATTATAATCATTGATCTTTTTAATAATTATTTCTGGTTTTTCCTTGAAATATTTGCTCTTTATATCTTCAATAGTTATATTTATTGGTAAATTTATAAATGTATCATTATTTTTCAATAAATCCAAGTTAATTTGCCCAACTATTTCAAATAATTTTTCCTTTAATTTTCTTACTCCAGCTTCATATGTATAATTCTCAACAATGAACCTTAATACATTATCTTCAATGTTAATTATTTCATTTTTTGTGCTAACAAACCCCAATTTATTACAAATTTCAGGAATTATATGTTTTTTTGATATGATAATTTTTTCTTCAATAGAGAGAACATCAAACTTTATTCTATGAATTCTATCCAACAATATCTTATCAATCATACTGACATCATTGTAAGATAGAATAAATAAGGCTTTGGATAAGTCCAAATCAATGCCATTGAAATATTTATCTTGAAAAACATCATTTTGTGTTGGATCCAACAAATGAGTTAAAATTCCGATTAGTTCTTTTCCGTTTTCGGTTTTACTAACTTTATCAATTTCATCAATAAATATAATTGGGTTCATACATTTACTATCTATCAATATTTGCGTAACCATTCCCCAGGTTGAACCAACATAAGTATAATTATGTCCTTGCAAAGTGCTTCCATTGGAATCACCGCCGATTTGTATAAAAGAAAATGGACGACTAATACCGTTATCATCTTTCAAACAATTAGCAATTCCTTTTTTAGCGAGAGATGTTTTCCCTACTCCTGGAGGGCCTTCAAATCCGAAACAATATCCTTCTTGTTCGCCATTAATCCATTGTGCTATTATTTTTTCAATTTGTTCTTTTGCTTTAGAATGACCGTAAATAGAACAATCTAAAATATTTCTAACATTATTCATATATTCGCTTGTTTTATTGAAGTTATTAATTAATTCAAATATTTCTTTTCTATTCTTTTTATTTTCATCATTTTTATCAAATTCATCAATAATATGAATATATTTAAAATCATTGTATAAAATATCGAAAAATTTGATTATTTCATTTTTTAAAGTCTGTTTATTTTTATTGGAATAATTAATTTTTTCAATGTTATTGTTATATTTCACAATGATATTATTAATTAGAGTAATATTTTGTATTAAAACATCCTTATTTCCAATGCAAAAACGGTTAACAACTGTATTCTTATCTCCTTTAAATTCATTCAAATATTTTTTAATTTCAATTGTGCTATAAGTTTCATTATCATTCATTATTTTACTGAATAATTTTTTATTTTGATCAACAATATCTAATATAGGTTCCTTTTTAAATATTTCAAATGGTATCTTCAACAAACCGTCCAAATACTGTTTTGCTTTTGAACCGGATTCGTCTGTTTTAGATTTAATCTCCTTCAACTTTATCATAGCCTTTTCTTTTACGGTGTCTTTTGTTTTCATTAAACATATTTGTTGTTCAAGAGGTATTTTATTAACATCAAAATTGGATAAATTATTGGTATATTGTATTGTTTTCTTCATTGCATCCTTGAAATATTCTCTTATAGGCCATGTAAAACTATCAAATATAAGTATTTGTTCTTGAGTATCAATATTTCCATTACTATCATTTGATAATAGGTCGTATAATAAATAAGCAATATACATATTTTCATATGTGCCAGAGTTAATCAATAATTGTATTAATATATTTCTCTTTGTAAATAAATTACTAGATACAAATTCCTTAATAATTTGAGATATAAGTTTATTTTTGAGCAAATTATGTTGAGATAAGTATCCCGCAAACTTACAATAAATATTATTATAATCATTGATTAATAGGTCCTTTAAATTCAAAGACATCAAGAATTTCATGAATATGTCTCCTTGAAAAATCAAGTCAGTCGGTAAATTCTTTTTTATATTTGCATTTTTATCATTCAAATATTTGTTATTTAATAGATGAACAATGACATTATCAACAATTCCATAAATAATAATGGATTGTTTTGAATTTAAATCATTTATGTGTAATTTCAACCCATAAATGCTATAATAGAACTTTTTATAATTAATTTCAATATCTTCACAGTGTAAATTATTTATATTTTCATTGAAATTAATTACCTTATAACAAGTCGGATGAAAGTATTTTTTCAATAATTCATATTTATTCATTTCATCTTCATCTTTGTTGAATTTTATGGTTCCAAAACAAACACAAATTAAATCTTCTAATCGTCGTGTTCCATACATTTTGAATACACCAGACAAATCATTATTAATTGTCTGAATATAATTAATAATTTTTTCTATTGTGTTATATTCATTATTGACATATAAATCTTGTATTTTATCTCGTGTTGAATTCAAGCTGCTAACACACTTATTAATATCATTTATTTCTAAAATTCCTATAGACTTATTATTTTGAGCATTTAAAATGGTGGTTTGGATCATATCGTTGAATAAATTTAGTTTTTTTTCAATGACAATAATTGTATCATCTTTCAATAAAAAATTCATTATATATATAAAAACTATTATTTTTACTAATAATGCGGCGAATGGATGGCTCTTTCTTTAAGTTGTTTTATAATGTATATTATTTTTAAATATAAATATAAATTGAATAATTTAAATAAAATGGGTATTCCTAGTTATTTTTCATACATTGTTAAGAATCATATAAATATTATTCACTGTTTTTCTAAACAAAATTTGGTTGTCAACAATTTTTTTGTTGATTCCAACTCCGTTATTTATGATTGTATAAATTCTATGGATTATTCCAGCACCAAGAACCACAATAATATTATTCAAAAAGTTATATTGAAATTAGAAGAATATATCAGTTTGATATCTCCCAATAAATATGTATTCATTGCGTTTGACGGAGTAGCACCTGTTGCTAAGTTGGACCAACAAAGAACCCGCAGATATAAATCTGTATATCAGAATGAAATTTACAATAAAGTATTCAATAATGTTAAACCCTATATTAATACTTCTATTATTACTCCTGGAACTGAATTTATGCTACAATTAAATAAGAATATTAATGAACATTTCAGTAATAATCCAAACATTATTATAAGCGATAGTTCTATTTGTGGAGAAGGGGAACACAAGATTTTTCAATATATAAGAGATAATAAGGACCAATTATACAATGATATTAATGTAATTTATGGACTTGATGCAGATTTAATTATGCTTTCTATCAATCACCTGCCCGTATCACCAAATATATTCTTATTTCGTGAAACCCCTGAATTCATTAAATCAATAGATAATTCTCTCGAACCAAATAAAAATTACTTTATTGATATTCCAGAATTTTCCAGAACCATTACAACAAATATTAATCCGAACGAATGGGATTACATCTTTCTCTGCTTTTTATTGGGAAATGACTTTTTACCACATTTTCCTTCTGTAAATATTAGAACTGGTGGAATTGATAAACTATTAAATGCCTATAAACATACTATCGGTGGAACTAATAATTATTTAACGGATGGTAAAAAAATAATTTGGAAAAATTTAAGAAAATTAGTAAAATTCCTAGCCGAAAATGAGGAATATTATTTCAAAGAAGAAATGAAATTGAGGAATAGAAGAGAGAAACACCCAATCCCGTGTGATACTCCTGAAAATAAATATAAAAAGTTTGAAATGATACCAACTTATGAGAGGGAAATTGAAAAATACATTAATCCTTTTCAAGAAAACTGGAATGAGAGATATTACAAATCTCTTTTTTATTTTGACTACGACGAAAAAAGAGTTTCTCAAGTATGTATCAATTATTTAGAAGGGCTTGAATGGACCATGAAGTATTATACTAGTGGTTGTCCGGATTGGAGATGGTGTTATAAATATAATTACCCTCCTTTATTCAAGGATTTACTGAAATATATTCCTTATTTTGACAATGATTTCATTGTTGATAAAGTAGTTAATCCAGTAAATGAGATAACCCAATTATGTTATGTTTTACCAAGAACAAGTTTGAGTTTATTACCTGAAAAAATATATAATAATTTGATTGATAAATATTCTCATTTATATCCTTCTAAGTTTGAGTTTGTCTGGGCATTTAGAAAATATTTTTGGGAATCACATATTGAATTGCCTGATATTGACATTGATGAGTTAGAGGATTTTATTCGTAATTGTAAATAAAAAATAAAATAACGAATATAAATGAATAAAGAAATTATCAGTGTTTTTCAGGATAGGAATGAATTTTTGGATGTATTGAAAATAAATCCAGGATTATTGGTTGTCAAGTTAGGCGCGACATGGTGTGGTCCTTGTAAAAAAATAAAGCATATAGTAGATGCATTCTTCTTATCTTCTCCTGAAAATGTATTATGTGCTGATATTGATGTGGATGAGTGTTTTGATTTATACTCTTTTTTAAAGAGTAAGAGAATGGTAAACGGAATTCCAGCAATACTTTGTTACAGAAAAGGAAATGTATCTTATGCTCCGGATGATATGGTTACTGGAATTGACCCAACAGATTTAGACGCATTTTTTAAAAGATGTGGGCTTCGATTGATGAATGTAATGAAGAACAAGTTATAAAAAGGACTTAAAGAAAATAGGGTAATAAGTTATACATCATTTTTAGTAAAGATATTGTATAAATAATATAAACAGTTATAATTTGCATTAAATATTTGGGAAAACAAATTTTGATTTTCAGAAACTTCAATAACTTCCTCGGATTCACAGTCACTGTCATATTCAACCAATTTTTGGTAAATCACATATTCTTTTGCTAAATAATTTGGACGAGTAACTTCTTTAATTTCGTTATTACAATTATTTATTTGTTCCATATATTTATAAAAATGTTAAAAAATCCGGATTTAGATTTGAATATTGATAATTACGATTTTAATGACTTACTGAATCTGTTCAAAATACCTATAAATTTCAATGAAACCGATTTAAAGAAAGCAAAAACCATCGTTCTAAAAACACATCCTGATAAATCTGGATTACCTAGTAAATACTTTTACTTCTACTCCAAAGCATATAAAATGATATATGGAATTTGGGAATTTAGAAAAAAAGGAGATGTAAATAATAATACCATTAAAAATACGGATTATACTAAATTAGAAGATGAAGAAAAAAATGAATTATTGAATAATTTCTTTGAAACAAACAAAAATTTGGAATTCAATAAATGGTTCAATTCAGAATTTGAAAAAACCAAAATTACAAGTGACAATGAGGGAAAAGGATATGACGAATGGTTGAGAAAAGAAGATAACTCCGTAGTAGAACAACAAAATGTTACTACTGCAACTATGGGAATAGAATTTGAAAAAAAGAAAAAAGAGTTAAAGTCTTTAATAAAATATAAACATTCTGATGACTTCGCAACCTTTTCCAACTCTGGACTGTCTTCTTATGATTTATCTAGTGAAGCACCTGGTTCTTTCGATTCAGGTATGTTCTCTTCATTGCCATACCAAGATTTGCAAAAAGCGCACACAGAAAGTGTTATACCAGTAACTAATGAAGATTACGATAATAGAGTAAAATTTAAAAGTGTAAATGAATACATGTCATTTCGCTCAAACCAAGACACGAATCCTTCAGTAAATTCATCTGATATATTGAATAACAACCGAAATAAGGATGAAGAAAAATCTGTTAAAATCGCATATGAATTAGCAAAACAAACGGAATTATATGAAATGAAGAATAAGATTTTTTGGTCTAATATTCAATTGTTGAAAAATAAATAATATAATAATATAATATAAAATGAAAAATGTATTGGTTTTATTAAGCATTTTATTACTAGTATTTTTTCTACATCAAAGATACATTAATAAAATAGAAAATATGAAGAATTCTTCGGATTATTATAATTACAATGATATTCAAAAATATTTACTGGATAATATTTATTCCATTGAAAAAGAAAGAAAACCTATTTTATGGATATTGATAAAATACCAATATAATTCAAGAAATTGGCAATCATTCGGATCAAGGAGTTCTACAGATTTGAACCAACCTTATATTCATTTGACTGTCAAAAGTATAATAAAACATTGCGACAAATCATTCCGAATTTGTTTAATAGATGAAGATTCTTTTCACAAGTTGTTGCCTGATTGGAATGTAGATATGTCCAAGATTTCATATCCAATTAGTATGTACATGACTGATTTGGCAATGACAAAAATATTGTATCGTTATGGTGGAATGAGGGTTCCAATGTCTTTTCTGTGCACTCGGAATTTAATAGAAATGTACAATATTGGAACCAGTCATAATACTGTTTTTATGTGCGAAAAAGTAAACAGAAATATTACATCAACTGGAATAGAATTTTATCCAACTATGGAATTTATGGGAGCAAAAAAGAATAATAAAGTTATTAAAGAATTGATTAATTTTATGGAAACAACTATTTCTCACGATTTTACTTCAGAAAACCATTTTCTTGGTGATTTCGATAGATGGTGTGAGATGAAAAGCAATGATAATTCCATAAAAATAATAGATGGGAAATTTATTGGAACTAAAACGGTAGAAGATAAGCCTGTATTAATAGACAATCTTCTATCAAGCAGTCATATTGATATGTATCATAATACTTATGGAATATATATACCTTCTTGCGAATTGATGAATAGAACAAATTATAACTGGTTTCTACGAATGTCTGAAAAACAAATTCGCAAATCTAAAATGATGATTTCAAAGTATATTACACACGGGATTATTGAAAATATGAGCCAAGAAAGGGACTGGGTTGGGTTTTGGAAAGTTCCATCTGGTGCTCCTTTATGGGGAATGAAACCCTTAAATGCTGGACCAGATGATTATGTTCAAAGGCTGGAATATCCTTACAATTAGATATAGATATGATATATTAATTCATAATTTGATTTGTCATATTTTATATTTGATGTAAAATTAATTTCATTGAATTTACATATTTGTCTTATAATAGTTATGAAATAGTTGTAATTCATTTTTCTCTCAACATACTTTTTCTTAGAATTGTGATAATAATCTTTACATTCATTCAAAAAAATATTTATATAACCGTTAAAGACTCCTTTTTTATAAGAATTATTATCTATAATATAATAATTCTCATATCTTGTGCCAATTATTTTGAATAAATTTATCAATATTTCATCAGGAACTTTTTCTTTGAATAATTGATTAGACATTGTTTATATTTATTATTATTATTTATTTTTGTTTATTACATCTATTAAATTATTAGTGAATAATGCGAGTTCTATTTCATCTTCGTGTATATTATGAAAAATTGTTATATATTTACAAATAATTGGAATTATTTCATATTTTTCATTTTCATTAAATACTTTCGTGAATTTTATAAATGTGAAGTAGTTATCTAATATATCCATTACAGAATAACCTTTTTCATAAATAGAATACAATAAATGAATTGCATCTTTATAATTAGATTCTTTCAATAGTTCTGAATATTTGTTTAATATTAAAAAGCTAACATTTGTGCACAAATTCATTGATAATTCGTATGTTATTTTTTGATTTATCAATTTAAACTTTTCCATATAATTTATCAATACTTTTGCAGAGTTGTTGCAAATACTTAAAATAAAATCTTCGGCTTCTTCATCAATCTCAATATTTTCATTAAACTTCATTTTTTGCATAATCTTGTTTAGGTCTTTTCTCTCTAATGGGTTTATTTTTATGATTGTTAATCTAGATTGAATACTTTCAATAACCTTTTGAATATTATTACACGAGGAAATAAAATGAACATTGTGGCTATATTTATTAATACAATTACGAAATACTTGTTGAATATTTTCATTTATTAAATCCATATCATCCAATATAACTATTTTCTTTTTATTCTTTATTGTAGAACAGGTTTGGCAAAATGTTTTAACATCATTGCGATAATAATTAATAAATTGTTCTTTCATGTTATTTATGTATAGAATATTTGAATTGTAATCGTGTTCATTATAACCTTTATAGTATTCCCTTATTATAGCATTTATTAATGTTGTTTTACCGCTTCCTATATTTCCAATAAGTAGAATATTCAAACTGTTGATTTTTATAAATGAATTCAAAACATTAATTATTTCTTTGTCTAGTTCGAAATCTTCAAAATAAAGAGGTTGGTATTTATTAATAAACAAATTATGGTTCATATTATTATTTATATTCGTAAATAATTATTTAAGTTTATCTCAAATAATAATATTAAATGAATAAAAAGAATAATCATTATAACATTTTGGGTGTTGCAGAAAATGCAACCCACGATGAAATTAAAAAAGCATATCGTAAATTGTCTTTAAAATATCATCCAGATAAAAACAATAATTCTCCAGAATCAATTGAAATGATAAAAATGATTAATGAATCATTTTCTGTAATTGGTAATGAAGAGAGTAGAGCAGATTATGACAATTCAACAAGCGGCAATTTTATGAGGATGAATAATTCTGGGATGGATATTAATGATTTGGAAGGTATATTTGAAAATATATTTATGCATAATTCACCGTTCGCTCATTTGTTCGGAAATAAAATGAGTAATAATAATTCTGGATTTCATATATTCAAAAATGGGTTTCCTGTAAATATGAATACTTTTCAAAAACCTCCACCGATTTTACAAAGTGTCAAAATTAATATCGACAGTATTTTAACTGACAAGATTATTCCTATTGAAGTAGAGAGATGGATTATGGAGAATGAAATAAAAGTATTTGAAAAACAGACATTATATATTAATATTCCAAAAGGAATAGATGATAATGAGATTATTGTATTAGCAGATAAAGGTCATATTATGAATGAACATATCAAGGGTGATATAAAAGTTACTATAAATATTATTAATAATACAGGTTTTCAAAGAAACGGATTGGATTTGATTTACGAAAAGAAAATATCATTAAAAGAAGCATTATGTGGATTCAGTTTTGAATTGAAATATATTAATGAAAAGGTCTACACTATAAATAACAATAAGGGTAACATAATTAAGCCAAATTATAACAAAGTTATACCTAATATGGGATTACATAGAGAGAATTTTACTGGAAACTTAATTATAATTTTTCAAGTAGACTTTCCTGAAGTTTTGTCTTTAGGACAAATAGATAAAATCGCAAACATTCTTTAAGTTAATTTAAGCCGCTTTTAAATTTACATTCACCGGCCATTTATTATTACTATTTCCATATGTTAGTTTTGTCTTTGAATAATAAGTTGTTAAACCGTCATTCCAGCATAGAACAGTTGGAGGCCCTGGAACATCTGAACAAGTTGTTGGATAACAATCGTTGCTAAATGTTTTGTTCGTTACTTCATTCGTGCAAGGATTTACTCTTGTATTACATAATAAAGTTCCGCCATCTACTATAATTTCTTCATTAACAGTTGGATAATTTATCAGTGTATTCGGCATAACAACATTATTATTACTTGTGCTTGTAGGCTTAGGAGGTATTATTGGAGTTGATTTATTTGTTGAAGATATTTGCGGCAATACATTGTAATTATTCATAGCAGGCACAGGAGGACAATTTATATTGACTATACTCGTATTTACAGTCGCACCATTTATTATGTTGTTCGTTATTGGATAGTAATCACTATTATCTCTCTTTAATGATTTAATATTTGGATTTGTATATTGTTCTGTTTGTGTAGCCCAAACTTTTTTACCATTCACCCACGAACCTTTTACTATCATGGAATATCTCTGGTTTTTCGTTAGTTCTGAACTATTCTTCTTATATTGAAGTATATTGCCTTTTTTGTAAACATCAAGACTGTATTTTATATAATTTGGAATTTTATTATTTAGTTCTAAATTATAAATATCATCGCTAATAATTACATTTTGCGGACAGTTGGGTTTATATCTTGTCCACTCGCGAGCAGGCACAGGGTTGTAAGAATTAGAAAAACAAGACATTTAATATATATATGTTATTTTTTTAATTGTATTGATCGTTATTTCCAGTCAAAAACCATTTTAACGATAAATATGATGGGTCGGTTGATTTGTAAGTAGGAGTGCTTATTACAGTTGATGGACCGTTTTTTATTAATTGTTGTATATTACCGATTCCTAATGCATAATTATAATACCATATGTTGGAAATATATCCATTAAATCCTCCATTCATACATGAATAAACATCTCCATAGTTTTGTTTTGGAACACCGCTTAATATTATACTTTTGGTTATTGTTCCATTTATATAAATATCTACATTTTTATTATTACAACGAATTATTACATTGACCCATTTTTTCATAGGAATATTTGGAATATCTACAGTTTCCGTTATTTTATTATAAGTATTCATAATAAGAGTTAATTGATTCGTATTTGGAGAGAGATATAATCCTGGCGAATTATTGGGGAAAACTAACCCGTTTTGAGAAATATCTGGATTTCCTTTGTGAAAAATATGTTTATATTTATTATCTGGATTACCTAAATCATTAATAAATAACCATACCGACCATGTAAATTCTATTCCGCCATCTTGGTTGTCAGACCTGTAAATTGTCTTTGATCCATAAGCAGATGGGTCTTGTGGAATATATACCATTTGTGTTGCGTCATTCATTCCGTTCGTTAATTTAACTAGAGACGACCTAGTCTTTGAAAATGTAACAAATAATGCAATTAACATTTGTAATATGATAATAAATACAAAAATAGCAATTAATGTGATTGAAACTTTTGATATTAAACTATTAGAATTCAGAAAACTTGAACTTGAATTATCAGCCATATATATATATTATAAAAATAAAAATAAATGATGTAAATGGTTAAATCGTTAAACTAGTTTGTTCTTGACCGTTATTCATTAATGCAAATTTTACTCCATAACTTGTTAGTGAATTGAAAATGCCCGTTATAGGATTAGATGATACAGGACCGCTTTGATAAATATTCCAAGCAGTTTGAGGGTCTGTTGGATTTGGATAGAATTGGAACCTTGATGTCCATCCAGAAAACCCGTTATAAGGTGTAATATAAACATTTGAGTTGTTGTTTACATTAGCAATTCCAGGCATAGCACATGTTTTAATTAATTTACCATCTAAATAAACATCCAAACTTCTTCCATATACGCTAATTAATAAATTTACCCATTTTTGAATAGGAATATTCATCAATGAACATTCGTGAATTACTGAATTATTTTGTCCAGTGCTTGTATTCGGTGCTAGATTAGTGTTTGGAAAAACATTTAAAAATATACTTAATGTATTTTGAATTTCTCCTAAAACTACTAATGGACAGGGGCCAGCTCCAGAGATATCATTTGGCATTGTTCCTGCTGAAGGTGAAGACATTCTACCGAAAACAACTTTTTTCTCTCCGTATCTATAATTCCAATCATTAACATAAAACCATATTGAATATGTAAAATTTATTGGGACAGAACCGTCTCGTGTTTTTGCCAATGTGTTGTAGTCAATAATTGTTTGAGTATTTCCAGCTAACAGACCAGTTAATGTTATAGCATTTGAGTTCATCCATTTGAAAAAGAAATATAATATAACACAAATCAAGAGAATATTTAATATCGTTCGGGGATTCATAATATATTATAATGATAGAAATTTTATTTTCAAGCAAATAAAATGAAATGACTAAAATATAAAATTCTTCATTTGGTGAATACCGTTTTTAAATACTTTTCTATATTACATATTTTCAATTGCTGTTTTCTCTCCGTGACAATTTCTACATAAAGCTACCAAATTTTCAACATCATTGCTTCCATTATTTTCAAGTCTTATCTTGTGATCAATCTCAAAAGTATGGTTCAATTGCTGCTTACAATTACCACATTTCCAATTTTGCATTGAAGCTACATATTTTTTCTTTGTTTCACTTACTGATCTTTTTGTTCCTTTTGTTCCGACACCATATTCACTGGTTACATTTCGGTTCCTAAAATTTCCTCCTCCTACTACTCTACCGGGCCCTGCATTTATAACATTTCCATCATTTATATCATTCATAATACCTCCTCCTGCAGTCGTAAAATCAATTATTGGACTAACAATATCCATTGTTGATTTATCTATAGGCATATACTTAACCATGTTATTTGCACATAATAATATGTTTTTCGTTTTTGCAGGATTTCTTTTAATCAAAAGATATAGTGAAAAACCAATTAATGCTAAAAATGCCATCTGAAAATATTTTTTATAACTGTATATCATTTTTACATATTTTCCTTCATGATATGTATTATAAATTAAAAAAATAGTAGATCCTAAAATAAGTAATTCTAATTTCATATATATATATCTGTTTTTTTATATCCATTTATTATTTTTATGGAGATTTTTGATTGTTTTTAATTTATTTTTTATTATTTTTTTCATTTTTCTAGTTTCTCTCTTTTTTATTAGTTTTTTGGTTTCTTTCTTTTCATTCTTTTCTCTCTTTTCTTTATTTTCATTCTTCAAAAATAATAATGACGAATTTAATAACTCCAATTTATCAATTAAAGCAACTGTATCTATTGGTTTTACACTATTATCAAGAAGAATGTAATAGATACTTTTAATATTATGAATAATCATTTCTTGATCAGCATTTAATTTATCATAATTATTATGTAAGTATTCCAAAAATGAAAGATATACACTGGCAAATCCCCATATATCAACATTTCGAACAAATACTTCATTAAAATATTTTACTTCTTGAAATTGTTTATTTTTTGTATCCGTGTATTTCAACAATATTTGGGTTAAGTAATCAAATATAAAATAAAATGTATAATCGAATATAATGATGTTATTTTTGAATTCATCATCAATGTTTTCAGAAAAATCATCTTCAAAAAGTTCTTTAATAATAGAATTAATTGTTTTTAAATGTCCTTGTCCGTATTTATTCACAAAAATAATTATGTAATTAATTATGAATTTCCGAACATTATAATAATTAAATTCTTCATTATTATTTAAAAATTTTTCATATTCTTTTTTGAATAATGAATTGAATAATATTATTGAAAATGGCATATTGTATTGAAAAGGACGACCAACCAATATTTCAGGTATTTCATCGTTTTTATTATATATAGTGGATAGTCCCCAATCTATTATTCGTGTTAACAATACATTTTTTTCTTCTATTACAAGTATATTACTTGATTTCAAATCGCAATGAAATAAGTTTCTATTATTCATTGGTATTATTCCATTCTTCAATAATTGAATTAGTTTTCTATTCAATTCGACAATTTTATAATTATCTTCTATATAAGTTCCAACTTCAATTCCTCCATAAGGTATATTTATCCCCATTAATTTATTCAGTGAATTATTTACTTCTTCTTTTTTTATTGTTTTATTCAACGCAAAACATTTTCTCTCATAATGTTTCAAATCTTCATCTGATAATTTGGATGGAATACATAAACTAATTCTACCCATTAGAAAATATTTTTCATAATTCTTTATTTTTTTCAATATAGGTCTGTATTTGTTTATTTCGTCATATTCACTTTTAGCATATGACTTTTTCATTAATTTTGTAATACCAATTTTATTTTCTACAACTCTATTTTGGCATTTTAGTTCAGGGCTAAAAATACATCCAAACCCACCTGAATTTATAACTTCACCACCCATACTTTTTTTTATATTCATATATATATATATAT